GTGCAAAACGCAATGCTAATGCTTATCTCCTTGCTGGCCAGACTTGAGATTTACATAAAACCCTTTTTCTTCAGCCATTCTCCGGTCAAAGGCGTAGGGGTGTAGTGCTCCCACATTTTCTTAGAACTGCCGCAAACCTTCAAAGCCTCGACAGTTTTATTCTCAACATACATTGCCCACATTGCCTCAGCTTCAAACGGCAAAACATTCTCTGGATAGGTGCGCTCTGCACCACGTCGAATCCAGTCAGGCACTGCTTTTTCTGGGTGAATCAAAGCAGTAAAAGTATTATCTAGCGTGCCTGCCATGCAATCCTGAGCAGCATGCCAACCTTCATGCCTAATTATCTGGATTATTTTTGTTGGTTGATCAATGTAAAACTCATTGATAAACATATTGTTGCCACGCACGTCGTATACGCCGCGCATGCGTAAAGCGAAGTATTTCTCATCTGCGATATACACAGCAGCCCCAACTTTATCCATTGCTTGGATAATCTCATCCAGCTCTGCTGCAGCAATTTCATATTCAGGGCCAAGATCTTCCCACCGATTGACCCGTCTCACGCCCTCAGTACACTCTCTAAGCATCATGCAGCCAACTGAATCAAAGCTGCGCCAAGTTTTCACCTTGTCTTGTGCAAAGACTGGCGTGGCAATTGCGGCTGAAGCGAAGATTGAAGCAAGAAACCTTTTCATAGCTCACTCACTAACGAGGATCACCCAGCCTGTTTTAGGCCCATCTGCTTGCCAGCGCTGATAAAAGGCAGCTTGCCTGACTCGGACATTTCGTCCCAAGTGTGGGTTGCTATGGCCACCTTTCTCCATCTCGGGATAGCCACGAGGGTCTTGCATAATCCACTCTGGGTCATTGCTGTTTTTGCCTGCATATCCGCTAATCACGGAATAGTGTCCACACCCAAAGCCATTACACATTGGTCGCTCTCCAATGAGCATGTTTCCAGCATGCAGCCAGCCAACAATGACTGGTCGGCCGTGCTCGACCTCGTGCTCGACTAAGTCGGCGTCACCGTCTTTCCGAAACTCAGCCCGCAAGCCAAGACTCCGTAATGCTGCTAGCTGTGCTTCTACTGAGGTGGTGTCTCCGTACTTGGCGCGAATCTCGTTGTACTCATCATCTGTTTTAACTTTCTTGTAATAGGCAGCCACCATGGCTGCTGCTGAGCTGAAGCACTCTCGAAAGCCAGTTCCTGTCTTGTTATCGAGTTGCTTGAAATAGGGCATGTAGATCTGCTGGTCATATCCGCTCTCCTTCCACGCCTGAAACCAGTCTGCGTCTTCCTCCAGTAGTCCCTTTGGCACTGACTGCTCAAGCTCCTTAATTGCAGCCAACTGGTGGGGCGTACCACGGAAGAACTGAAAGAACGGCAGTAGAGCGAAGGCCACGACCAGCAGAAACAGAATCACTTGGATGATGCCGGTGAGCACTTTGTTTGGCCAGCAAAGTACCCAACATCAAACATCACACGAGTAATCAGCGTTGCAGCGCCAGCCATGCTCAACGAAGCAATTAGCGTCAGCGCCATCAAACTCCAAAACCTCATTTCTCAACTCTGGTATCAGGCAGCAACAACTCCTTCACATGCTTCACAGCCAAATCGTCCAAGTCGTTGTCGGTCCTTGCGACGATTTTTTCCAGCATCGCCACAATCAGCTCTTTGAAAGCTCTTGATTTCCACATGGTCATCAAGATTGGCTTGAGGACTAAAAGCATGGTTTT